ATCATCACCTCCGCATAGAGGTTCAGATCTTGGTTGTCGTAGTAGAGTGGCCCCGTGTTGCCGTCCGGATCGGCAATAGTGATATCCGAGGCACCCACTGCCGTAATCTTCGCCGCGTACTCCTCCGGACCTCGCCCATCGGATTCCGTGGCAGGCGCAATCCCCGAGGGAACAATCGTGGTCGCGTGCAATGAGCCTTCGCTGGTCCACCGAAGCACTTCAACATTCCGACCCACCAACACAACCGGCGAGGGCGCCGCCGCGTTCCGTTCGACCACATCGAGCTTGTAATCGGTGTCGCCGTTTTGTCGCAGGGCAAGATTCAGGTCCGACTTGGACACGAAGTCTTGCGCCAGTTGCAGACAAGTCCACCGATTCCAGCTCCGTGACCGCCGCACCGTAGACCCAAAGGTGCCCGCATTGATCCACGTATAGCCCTTGGCAACCAAGGCCGGTTGGATGACTGTGGTGAAATACTCTTGGTCCGTAAGATCGGCAAACGCCAACGCATAGATCGGAACGGGGCTGGGGCCGCTGATCGTCTGGGAGATCAACACATCCCCGAGATCGAATAGCAAGGGGTCCGCCTCAACGACCATCGTTGGACTATCGGTGCTCCGACTCACACGACTAACCCGCCACTCCCCGAGTGAGACGGCCGTTCCTTGAAACGGCAAGTCGATCAGCCGGCAGATACTCCGGTGGGTGAGTAACGAGAGGGCCGGATCAAAGTCGGGGACCACGAGCGAGATCTTGCCCGAGCCGTCCAGCGCATCGGAATAACTACTGGACACATCCCACCCGACGACTCCGCCACGGGCGACCCCGCCAGCGCATTTCGGGAGGATCCCGTAAACATCAAGCTGCAACGTCATACCGTCGGCCGCGTTCCCAACGTCCGCGACTGGCGCGTGACTCCGGCAGCCAGGTCATTGTCATTGGGAGTAAAGGTGATCGTCCCCGTACTACCTGCCCCGCCACCACTCGACCGGGTATTGTACTCAATCCGTTCGAGGAAGAAACTCATCGTGCGCATGAGGGCGATACCACTATCCGCCTGCGTCGCGGTAATCGTTCGCGCTTCGGCGACCGTGTTCCGACTCCCGGTAAAGTCAGGGTTCCGCACCGAGAACACGTCATCAATGTTCGCCCGAACCCGGGCAGACGCTTCGAGTTTCTGGACCGCAATCAGTTGCTCCAGGAAAGCCGCGCTCTTCCCGCTGGATATGGCGTCCAGTCGTTCGCGCTCTTGCTCCAGTTCGAACCGACGTTGGTCTGCGCCTGCGGTGTCACCCGTCGCTTGGAGTCTCCGCACTTCGAGGTCCGCCAGCGCCCGCGTTTCTTCGGTCGCCCGTTGGGCCGCAATCGCCTGGCTCTCCAGTGTCTGGACCAGCTTCAACATCTCCAGGTTGGCGTCCGTAATTCCGTTGGTGAGCGCTTCCCGTATCTCGCGCTCCTGTTCCAGCTTTCGCCGATAGTCGTCCGCGTCTTTGGTCGCACCGATTGCGGCCAGTCGACGGACACCAAGATCGCCCGCCAGATCGGCTTGCCGGAGGGCACGATCGGCGGCCGCCGCTTGAGCCCGGGCGGCTTCGTCGGCTGCTTCCTTCACCTTGGCCAGCGCGTCCGCTTGCCGTTCGAGCGCTTGCACTTCCAAGAGTCGGGCAATGGTGGCCGCGCCGAACCCTTGCTGTTCAGCGGCTCTCACTTCGGCCTCATCAGCCAATCTTCGTCGAAGTGATTCGGACCCCGCCTGATCTCCCTCGGCAGCCAGAGCGCGCACCTCAAGGTTCTGGCCAAAAAGCGATTGGAGCTTGGCGAACTCGTCCCGAATCTTCGCGGAGGCGGCGGCATAGGCCGACTCAAGCCCAGCGGTGTCTAACCCGAGCTTCTTGGCCTGCGCCGACAGTGCCGTGAATTTCTCCTCGAGTCCCTTGAGCGCTTGCGCAATCGGCGACTCATCCGGCCCGACGGATTTGATAAAGTCGTCAATCTGGCTCTGCACGGACTGTCTGGCGGCTTCCCGTTCGGCCTGCTCTTGGCGACGTTTCTTGGAGGACCCCAGCAATCCCCCGATGCCGCCGGCAATACCGCCGATGATGCCGCCGGCGAGTGTCCCGATTCCCGGGATGACTGAGCCGATCGCCGCACCAGTCGCCGCACCAGTCGCCGCACCACCAAGCGTTCCCAGAGCACGGTTACTAGTCCCGGCCCCCACGGCGGCGCCAGCGGCAAACCCGACGATAATGACGGGGATCGCTTTCCCTACCGCCCCGAATTTACTGAGCAGACCACCCAGGTTACTGGACCCGCCAGCCCCGAGTTTGTCGAGCCCCAACTGTTTGACCGCAAACGCGGCCGCGATCGCTGCGGCGGCGCGCAATCCGAGCTGCAGGATTTGCTGGAAAAAATCCTTGAACCCGGCAATGCCTTTGGTGAAGATCGCTTCGAATCCGTCTTGGAAGAGACCGACGAACTTCTCTCGAGTCTCTTGGGCTTTAGCGATGAGCGCCGCCAAGGCGTCGTCAATCCCGAATGTCGCGGGATCGAGCTTGACCTTTTGCGATCGACCGAAGGCCCGATCCTGAAATTTGCCAGACGACGCAGAGAGCTTGTCCAGAAAATCTGATTGCTCCGACGCGAATCGACGCAGTTGGTCGGTCCTGGCGATATCGAGGTCGAGCGCCTCTTTGAGAAGCCTATTCTCCTCCTCGCGCTGCGCCACGGATTCAAGTAAGACTCTGAACGCGTCGCGCTCAGAGACGCTCACCTCTTTTAATCCGGCGACCGTCTCGTCAATGCGCGCATTGACGATCGCTTTTTGAGCCGCTTGTTCTACCGCGGCGCTGACTCCCTGGGCATTCAGGACAGCCAATTCGCGCTCCGCCGCCGCGATGGACTTCAGGCTATTCAACCGTTCATCAGCCGCCTTGACTGACTCGTCCGCATTCTTCTTGCCCGCATTGGCCAACTGGTTCAGTTGGGTCTCAATCTGGACCCGTCGTTCGAACGTCACGCCTTCCTTGGCTCGCTCCGCCGTCAGGGCTGCCACCAAGGCGGTCCGTTTGGCGAGGTCGGCGGTGCTCGCTTTCCCGAGATCAATCAGGGTTCGGACCCCGGCAATCTCGTTGGCCTGAGCACTGAGCGCGTCGTCCCGTGCCGCCTTCTTGGCCCCCGCAATCGCGGCCTGAATCTCTCCAAGCCGGATGATCTCTTCCCGGAGTTTGCCGACATCGACCACGGGCGCCCTGACCCCAGAGGATGTCTCGATCGCTTTGCCCTTGGAGAGCCCGGCCACCAACGACCGTTGGGCCGACTCTTGGCGTTCAAGTGACTTGAGGTCAGAGACCTGGACAATCTTCTTGAGGTCGGCGTACTTGGCAATCAGCTTATCGACTTCCTCCCGCTGTTGGCGGTGCCGTTCGATGATGTTGCCAATCAGCGCGCCGACTGCCGCTCCAGCCGCGGCAATCCCGATCGTCAGGACCCCGCCGACGGCAAACGTCGAGAGGCCAACGGCGACCTTGCCCAACGGGCCAGGTAGCCCCGTGAGGTTGAGGAGGAGATTTTGTAATGGCCCTTGGAGTCGGCCAAATCCGCCAGCCGCCTTCTCCGCTTGCTGGCCCGCGTCCTTGAGGCTGCTGGCGATTTGCGTATAGACCGCCAGTCCCTGCCGCCCCTGGAACGCGCCCTGAGCATTCCCCCGATCGAGCACCCGGAGCACTCCGCGATTGTAGGCCGCAGCCGCCGCCTCGCCTAACTGTTGGGCTTGGGCCGGACTGATGGCGCCGCGGAGTTGTTGTTCCTTGAAGGCGGCCTGTTGTGCTTTCAACCGATTCGCAAAGGCATCGGTCTGCGCCACCGCCACTTGTTGGGCTTGGGTGAGTTGTTTCATGGCCGCCGATGATGTGCGGCCTAGTTCCGTGTAGCTGGTGGCAAGCTTCTGGACCAAGGCAGACCCCTGACCCAAGACTTGATGGGTCGCCGTGGCGCTGCTCTTGACTTGCCCAAAGCCCTGCGAGAGACCCCGAAGCCCTTCCTGGGCCGGAGTCGTATCAATCGCAATGGCTACCCGGGCAAGATCCATCCTAACGCGCCTTGGTTCGAGGTTGTAACGCCGTCAACCAGACCCCATCGGTCCGAAACAACAACTCGCGTTCCCATCGCGTCGGCACAATCCCCGTGCATTGCTCCCAGGCGACCACGTCGGGATAGGTCAGCGGGTTCGGTCCCATCGCATGGTAGGTCCGCCGACCCGCTAATCCGAGGAACCATTCCCAGATATGCCCGAGCTCCGGCGGACAGCCCGGCCCCTCACTCTCCGGATGTGGGCGACCCGTTTGCCGTTCGAAGCTGGCCCAGTGATCCGCGACTGCACCGCCGCCCTCGACGGGTCGTGCCGCTTCCGCTTGAAACGCTACGAACGCGGTAAACTCGGCTTCGAGGGCGGCAAGAAATGGCCGCGATCCGCGATGAACGCCTCTGCCTGCTCCCGGACCCAGGGGAACTCGCTATACAGGCGCCGCACGTTGAGCGGCGTGAACTCCAACGGGCCGTCGCCAATCTCGATTCCACCCCAGCCGATCGTACAGGCTAACAGGAGATCAAGGGCGTCAACGTCCAACTCCTCAGCCGTGATCGGCTTCGCTCGAGCGCGACGGTGGGCCGCTTCGAGTCGGCGGTTCTGTTGCCGACGTTGGGCCGACGTGTAGGGATCGGACTCTTGCCCCAGCAACAGTACCCAACAGGGCTGGCCATCCTCACCGCGAAGCACGTCGCGGGTATCCGGATGGACTAACTCCATCCGTGCCCCTTGGTTCGACGCCTCGGTCGTACTCAGTTGCTGCAGGTTGAACCCCACGGTCGAGCCTCCTCTAGGTTTAGAGCAACGAATCTTGAATCGTGAACGTGGTCTTGTCGCTCGTCGTGCCGGTGCCGCCGGCGCCCTGATAGAGACCGACGAACGGAATGGTCTGGATCAAACTCTGCTCGCCGTCGCTCTTCTGCGCCCCGCCGGCTTTGACCCGGGGCAGGTAGAACGAGAGGAAGTCAGAGTTGACGGCTGAGGACAGACGGAAATACGCCTGGATGTCCGCTTCGGTCTCGTCAATGAACATATCGCGGAGGACTGCATTTTCGAACGCGACCGTCATTTGGCCGCGGGCCTTGAGACGGCCGACAAACACGTCCGGGGTGATGTTCGCCCCAACGACTTGCAATCCGCTGGCTTCGGTGTCGACGGTAAACTCAAGCCCCGTCACGGTGGCGTAGTCTACTCCGCCAATCCGCAAGCTGCCCGACACGGCCGCGAGAATCCCGGTAGTCGCCGCGGCCGTTGGCGAGATATAGTACTGCGAGGTCGCCCGGGTGATATCCTGGCCCAGAAAGCCAAAGCTGATGGTCGCCAGTCCGGTGGCTGGCAGACTCACAGCCATCGACCGGAGCCGGATACCACGATACAACTCCGACTGAGTGATATCCGGGAACCACTGCTCGATCGAGAGCGAATCGTTCGTCTGGCCCGTGTCAGGGGTGAAGCACTTCTTTCCCTGCACGGTACAGGTCACCGAGTCACCCGACGCCTTGGCCGCGACGACTTCATCGTTCAGGCCACTGGTGGTCATCACGGTGGCGCTCAAGGCGGTGATTCGGTAGTTCCGGGCGTTGTTCGCGACGCCGCCAGTGGTCCACCCCGTCCACCGGACCACATCGCCGACTTTGAACCCATCCGTCAGATAGGAACCGGCCGCCCGGGTAAAGGTTCCCGGAGGGCCAGCCGCCGCCGTGATGTTGGTCTGCGCGCCTGTGGTGCCACCTGCTGCGAACGCCTTCCGCAGCATGGCCTCCATGAAAATCTGATAGGAGGTTGGAGAGAGTTCGCCGTTGAGGTTGCCCTCAACCCGGCGCGCTCCATGCCGGAAGTCTGCCACTTGTTGATGGGTGACGATCTCAGCCGATTCGTAGGTGTCCTTGACAACATCAAAGGACGACTCGACCCGGCGCATCAGAACGGCACTGCCAGTGCCAGGCGCCACCCCGAAGGTCACTTCCTTCTTCACCCGAACTTCTTTTTTCACGCCTTGCGCTAACGCCATACCGCGACTCCTTCAGTATGGCCCGCAGGGAGCGCTATTCGGTTCGGGACATCGACTCTAGGTGATAACATTGACCCGCAGCATCCGCCACGCCACATCGACCGGCACATGATGCCAACCCCCTTCACGTTCCCCCGTCCATCGCCGAGACCGCGTGACATGGACTTGGTTGCCACTCACCGTCAGACTCAACCCGTAGGGGAATTTATCCACGACGGCCCGAGCCAAAGTATCGAGTTCGGCCGGCGATTGATCCACCGGCGCAAACAGGTTGATCGTCATGATGCCTCGGTACTCCATCCACGCGCCTTGACCGGGCATCGTAATTGGTTCTTCGCCCCCCCAAGCATGCGTCACCCTGGCCCATGATTCGAGCGCGACAGGCTCGAAGGTGACGTTCTCAAATGCTCGGTGATCGCTGTCCGGGAACCCTGTCACCGTCGCGAGCAGCGATTCCAACGCCGTGCGGAGATCACTTTCAAGGCTCACGATCCACCCCGAAGAAACGTCGCCACTTCATTCGCGATCGACTGGAGTGCGTTCAGCGCCTGCCGAATCATCCCGTTCGGTGCCTGCTTCGACCATCCAAACTCGAGGCGCCCGATCGCGGGGCCGGAGTTCGCGACATACAAAATCTGACCGACCTTGAGGGTGGCGGCACCTTCCGCAGTACGTTCCTGTGCGGCGTTCGCGGCCGCATGTCCCGCCCCGGGGTTTGCGTTCGCTTCGGCTTCCCCTATCGTCGGAGGCCGATTCGGCACCACGCCGATCGCACTGTCCCAGTTCGCACGGTGGAACCCGGTGTCAATTGGCGTCCCTGGCGAGTACCGTCCCCCGCTAATCATCTCGTTGGCCAGGGTGACGGCCACCCCCGACACGAACCGATCGGACCGATCGCCCAGTGAGATTTCGAGCTGTGACAAGTCGGCCGTGAACTGTGGAAGATCATTCGGCATGTTGACCCCGCTCGCGAACGACCATCTCCAACTGCGTCCCGCACCGCTTACAACTTTGGCTCACCTGCCCCGCGTCGGTGGGAGGCTGATTCTTCCCATTCGGATTGACGCGAAGGCCCGCCTCGAAGTTGTTGCCGACTTCGCCGATCGTCTTGGTACACTTGGGACACGTCAAGGCCCCGTGGCTCCATTGGAATTTCGCGGCGGTCATCGCTGCAGCACCACACGATACTGCGCCACCGTATCGCCGGTGGGCCGCAGAGGCCACGCGCTGAGAATATTCCAGACAGCGCCGGCCCATGTCGCCGTCATGCCAGGCGTCGGGCCGAACGTGAGGCCCACCGGCAAGATGACCGCCGACACCGTTTTCGACCGAATCGTATTGCGATCCTCGAACGTGTCGGTTGAGCTACCAGACGTATTGGCGACGATCGCTTGGCCGGTCGAAAGGTTGCCGTCCTTGTCCCGGAACACGATCGGGGATGTGGCAATGCCGGCCACTCCCTCAAAGGCGCCGGCAACTAGATCCTCGATCATCCCCGCACCCATCGGCGCTGCGGTACATGGACCAGGTTGCCAAGGATCGGACGAATGGTCGTCGCCCAAAACCGCGCCATCGGACTGACGGACGATTGCCCTGACTCGAAGTTCGCCGAGAACTCTGACCCGAGAGAAATGCTCGATACCCCCGCATGTTTTGCCGGGCCGAAGGGGTCGGACTTGTCCGCGTATTTCGCCAGCTCAATGGCGCCAATGGCATTGGCCCGCTTGACGCGATCCGGAATAATCGTGCTGTCCTCAAAGGATCGCTCATCGACCGTCGGCGCAAGCACTCTGGGAAAGGCGCATGCTTGAGTCGTCGTCGCCCGATCGCCAGCCAGCGCCTCACGGTCGATCGCTTGGCGAATGGTCACGAGGCAGCGGGCTTTCTCGTCATCGGCGATCGCGGTCCATGCCGTCGGAACCGGGAACATCTCATCGACCACCGTCGCGACATAGGCCAAATCGCAGTAGGCGTTGGCATCCGTCGCCCCTGGGGTCGTCACAAGGATCAGTGCCACGAGCTATACCCCGGAGCCGGCCGGCGCATCATCGGCCTTGGACTTCTTCGTTTTAGTCTTAGGCGGTCCGGGTGGCTCCGTCATGTGGTGCGCCGGATCAAATGTGCGCTCATCAACCAACATGGGCTCGCCCGAGACAATGCCGTACACGGTCCAGGTCCGAATCGTCATGGGTCGTTCTTTCCCGTTGTGTGAAGCGCCGGGGCGGGGAGCATATCCCGACCCCGGCGCTTGCAAGTTGTTGTGCCTCCCCGTGAGGGGTGCTCGCCCAAAAGAATTAGATCTGGATCCGGACCGCCAAGTTCGGGTTCAGCGTCTTGTAGCCCCAGAGCGCGTCGAGCGCCCATACCGTCGCCCCGAGCCCGCCATCGGCCCAGATACGGCTTCGGATGGTCAGGCCGGTGGAGGGCTCAATCACGGTAGCCGAATCGATCCCAGGGCCGGTCGGCTCCAGCGGCTGCATCACCAACGCGAAAGCTTCGCGATGGAACATCAATCCAATCGAGGTTGCGCTGGTGC